AAGCCCGGGGGGTGTCGATCACGCGACCCCTCTCCCCCCGTTTGGCTGAAAATAGAAATAGAAAGATTCGAACTTTCAGCTTTCTCTTGATTCAACCTTTTTGTAGTTTCCTGTCAAGTCGAGCTCGATGATCTCGTCGATCGCTTGATTCGTTGCAAGAACTTCATCAGCTTCAGACAGTTCGTCACTAGTCCATGCCACCCTACCCAGGTAGGAGGTGGTGTGGTACCCATGTGCCTCGTCCCACTCATACCATTGGCAGAACGAATCGAATGGATCGTAAGGGTTGTCCAGTGTAGTGAGCCTGGCAGCCTGCATGGTAGGGGTGCACCACCTCTGCTGTAATAGTGTGTATGGACAGGTGTGCACAGGGCCCCTACGGAGAACCCCTTGTGCAGGAGCCGCCATAGAGACCCTGTGCAGAAGGCCTTCTCAGAGACCCTGTATGGAGTGAAGGCCGGAGTGAGCTTCTCTGCAGGATCAGGAAACAACGGAACGCAAGCTCAGAGAAGCTTCGTGTGCAGAGCCCTGTGGCTAGACCACTGTAGCAGTACCCGAAAGGTACTCTCGAACTCTAGCAGGACTGATGCCCAGGGCATCGGCGATCTCGGCGACGGTCGAACCGTTCTTTCTGTAAATAGAAATGCGATTCGCCTGGCGCCTTGTGAGGGGCTGGGTCTGCTTGGGCATGGCCAAGGATTTGAGGTGATCCAAATCTGCGCTTTCGAGAATTTGATCAATCATCGACTGCGACACAGCACCCTCCTGGATGGCCCGGTACTGGAGGGGGGTGGGACGGATACGGGTGGCGTTTCTATCGTACCCCAGTCTTTGACGGGCGGTCTTTAACGCCATGGCCGTTACTTTGGCCTGGTCCTTATAAGACATGTCGGGATTTGAACGTACCTTGGCCTCGACCACGCCGTTAGCAATAACCTGGGCCTGTCTCTCCAGGGGCTTCGCTTTACGGGCCACATTGATCTGGGCCTTGAGTTCGGCCACCTCTCGAGAATAACGCCGGGCAGCCTGGGGGTTCTTCTTGACCCTGGGCTGCGACACGGCTTCCTTCCTCGCTTTGTTGGCCAGGGCCTTGAGCGAGTTGGCGTGCTCGGCGTACAGGTTCTCCATCCGGGTGCCCGAAGACAATGTGTAGGCGTTATCGGTCAGAGCCATACGGGGGGCTTTCTCGGTGCGCAGCACCTTCTTGCCCCGGGAATCGATATAGCTCTCCCCGGTTTCGAACCACACCTTCTTGCCGGTCTTCGGATCAATACCCCCGCCCTCTCGAGCAGAGCGGGCCTTGCGCTTTGGTATGCGCTTCTCACCGCTGGCTCTCGAGATGAGGGTGGATGCTCCACCGGATTGGTACTTCTTCTTGAGGGCGGCGATGCCGTTGTCACGCTCGGACTGCTTATAGTTGAGTTGGTGCTTCTCCGCGTCGATAACGACCATGGAGTGACGAACAGCCCGGGCCAGCTCCTGCTCACTGGCGCCCTTGATGGTCATGTCGGTGATAAGATTACTGATCTTGCCCATTTGAGTCTGGGTGTCGGACATGACTTTCATCCCGTTGTACTTCGGATACGCCCGTTTCGGATCGAAGCCCTCCAGCCCTTTCAACGGCTTGGTGGCTTTGATCCTGGTCTTGCCGCGATGCGGAATGACCACCACACTATCTCCGTCGAAGTCGGCACCACTGAGTCTCTCCGCAACGCTGGGGTGGATACCGACAGCGTCAGTCACCTGCCCGAGGATGCGGCGAGCCTTCTTGTTGCGGTTGTTGACGACGAGCTGGGGGATCTCGAAAGTGCCGCCATGCGGATAACGAACGAGCGACACAATCTCGCCGTCTCGATAGTTCGGCGCGTAGATCTCGTTCTTCTTCATGTGGGGGAGAGGAAGAATGACCTGAGAACTCTGCCCGGGGAGGGACTTGGCCTTGAGGTGCACAGACGCGGAGTCGCAATCATCAGCCAATGAGATGAGCAGCTTCTTTCGAAGGCTCGGATTCGTCAGCTTCATGATGTCGTCATACTGCTTCTGCTTCGACTCCCGCACTTTGGCGAGCTGCTTCTTGGCGAGAACGGGGGACTGCTTCGAAAGGAACTGGGAAGCGAGAGACTGGCTCCACTTGTCCCAGGTGCCCTCGTCGTTGACGATGTTGATCGCCGACAGCTTCTGCTTGCCGTCCTTGCCCTTGAAGTACAGCTGCTTGCGGATGGTGGCGCCGAACGGATTGTCGGGATCCTTCTTCATCGGCTTCAGGACGGTGTTGTCCTTTGGACCGAGCTTCGGGGTGCCCTTCTTCTTATTCGTGTTGAAGACGACGTCCACACCTTTCGGCAGGTCATCGCTATACATGGCCATACCCTTGAGATAATGGGTGCCGTCCACGGCGATTCGAACCTGGGCGTAGGAGCTGTTGCCTAGCGAGAGGTCCTTCACCCCACGGCGAATCTGAATGACGCCGTCCATGTCAGTGCCTCCGTCCTCGTCGTAGCGAACTTTGACACGCTTGGACGAGATGGATGAAGGCTTCTTGATCCCGGTGGTGAACGCGCCGTCCAGGTCCGCGGCGATTCCCGGAGTCCGGATCTTGTCGCGGTTGGCCATCAGATCGGAACGCTTCGTTCCGGGAGGCGAGAGGACCTTGAGCGTGGTGAACTTATCGCTCCCGGCCTGCTTGATGTAGACCTCGTTGGTAACATACCCGCGCTGTTTGAGAACCTCTACCGCCGTACGGAGCGTGGCATCAGAGCAGCCCATGTTGAGCTCAACACCGGCGCCGTACTCGATGTACTTATGCTTCTTGGCCTGCTCCGCCAGAATGTCCGCAGTCCTGTTGACGTTGGACTTGATCTCGCGAGAGTCCTTGGAGAGAAGGTTGCGAACAGAGGATTCGTTGATCCCCATCTTCTCAGCGATGACCGTGTTCGGAAGTCCGGCCTGCTTCATGCGGACGGCTCGCGAAATGTCTCCCGCCCGCTTCTCCTCGCCGAGGTGCATTCCGACGGCTCGGAACTCGGTTGTGGACATCCCCCAGCCTCGAGCGATCTCGGTGTCGCTCAGTCCATGGTCGCGAAGGCGCTGTCTCTCGGCGAAGAAGCCTTTAGCGCTCTGGTAGGGATCCTTACCCGAACCCCAGGGGTACCGTCCCGAATGGCGGGGGGTGCCGTAGTGAACGAGAATATCGTCCGGAAGCATTGAACCTCCTGCTCTAGCCCTCAGGCATCTTCGAGCTTGATGTCTTCGATAAGTTTGTTGAAGTGAACGATCTTGTCGATGATATGCCCGAGCTCGTCAACATCGGGCTCTTCGATCATGATCTCGTCGTTCTGGTAGATACGCAACTCTGCCGAAATATCTCCAGGGCGGACATCGTACTCCAGGCAGAAGAGGGCCGCATAGATCTTAAGCTGGGTCATGCTGACCCGAGTCGTACCCGTCTTCAGATCATGGATCCTGAGAAATCGAGAATTCTCGTAGAATCGGATAGCGTCAGCGGTCCCGTAGATGTTCGGAGAGTAGTAGAGAACTTGCTCCGGGGTCATGCGATACCCGATGGCGTCGTTCACGTAGGCGTTGAACGTCACCTTGTTGCGGGGCATGCGCATACCGAGGCGGATGTGCTCGGCGGCCATTGCGTGGAGTCGAGTTCCGATAGCAGCTGCCTGCGACGTGCGGTAGGACTCGATCAACTGGGCGTCGTCATAGTTCACCCAGTGATACTTGCTGGCGCTCAGAAATGCGTGTGCGCCCTCAAGCCTCGAGTGATCGTTGAACTTCATCTAATATGCGCTCCTTGTTGGACGGGTCGATGAACGCGGCATAAGCCATGTCGTCCATCTTGGAAACGTACCAGTCCTGGTTCGGACGGTGCTTGGCCTTGGGGGAGGCCTTCACCTCGAGGGCGGCCCATCTGTCTCGATGGAGGACGAGGAGATCAGGAACGCCTTGCTTGTAGTTCGGGTCGTTCTTCAAAACCATACTGCCCGGAAGCCGGTTCTTGATCTCCTTGATGAGCTTGGCCTGGAAGTCTCGTTCGAGCATGGTATCTCCGGCAAAACGATAGGAGATGATCCTCCTTCATTATAATGCATGTTGAGTAGGCGATATGGTGGGTATGGAAGATCTTGGATCGGTGGGGGTCGGAGCGCGTAAGAGCCAAACATGTTACAGATGTTACCAATGTTAAAACTGTGACGAAACCTGTAACTGGTGTGACTATTTGTGACTGGTGTGACAGGAGTAAACGATTCTAGCCAAAACCGGTACTTTCCCTATACTGCTATATTTTTCTATATTTCTCTCTCTCTTTTTATTATTTATTTTCCAAGTAGTAAGAAGTAAGGATTTGGCTTATAGAGGGTACAAAACCGCATGATTCCAACGAAAAGTCCCCCAGCCAAATCTGAAATCGGAGCCGCGCATCTGGCTGGGAGGCCAAAAAGCAGCCAAGTCCTGTCGGACCAACCACGTCGATAGGTGGCTGCCGACCCCCGACAGTCAATAAAAAACTGGATATCGAGGGTCAGCAGTCATTTTGGATACGGCTGATCAGGGCCGGCTCGGGGCCCAAGATTTCTCGTTAAAGACCTCTTTTCGCCCCTGAGCACGTCGGATAGCGAGATCTATGTCACTCTGCGTGTAGAGAAACCAGTATCTCAAGTTCGTGTACGGGGTGTTCATACGGTCGATCCGCCCCATGCACTGCTGCGTCTGTCGCCAGGAATACGACAGACTGAAGAAGATCATGCAGTCCGTCGTCACGCAATTCCACCCCTCGGCACCCGATGCGTAGTTCACCAAGTACGCCCATGACTCCCCCTCCGGCAAGGCTTCGTGTTTGTGTCCGTTGTACTCCCTCACAGATACCCCTGAGAGGCCGTGTAAGCCACGTAGAAGCTCTAACTCGTAGTCGAAGGAGTAGAATACGATCGCTCGCTTAAAACGCCTCAGAATGGCTCTCACGCGTTCCATACGAGCCTCGTTGTCGTTCACCATGCGCCTGGCCGCATAGCACAGTGCTCCGGCGTCCTCGATGGGCTCCATCTTCCAAGGATCGAAACGGTCCCTCATCAAGGTCTTGAACCCCGTTTTGTCATAAGGTACATCCACCCACTCGACAATTCGGCGCGTGTGGCGCTTATCGGGCATCGAAACGGTCACGAGGCGCTTGAAACCCTGGAGTTTGCTCTGATTGTGCCAACGTTTCACCTTCGGGTACTTCGCGAAACGGTCCCACTCGACGTGCTGCTCCACGAAATCCGTCTTGTTGCGGTAGAACCCGTGCGCGAGAAACACGTTGAGGTAGTCCATCCAATCGTCCCCGGGCGTAGCGCTAAGGAGGATCCAGCGGTTCTGGCGGGCTATCTTTATGAAAGCCCTACCCCAAGCCCCCTGACCGCCCCCACGAGCCTCGTCGAAGACGAAGAACGCCTTTCTCACACCCTTGTACTTGGCTATGTTGTTCCAGGAGTCTATGACGACGCTGTACCCCCTCTCTTCAAGACCCATACGAACAACCTCGTCGTGCCATTCGCGGTCGTTCCTCTTCTTGGCCGTGCAAATTATATAAACCATGGCGGGTGCCCCGGAGGGCGAAGCGGACCGGGGGGTCTCATACGACTCGACGATATACGCTAGAGCCGTAATAGACTTCCCGGAACCCACTCCGCCCTTCAGGATGCACCCGTCGGTCATCTTCTGCAAGGCCTCTTGCTGGTGACTCCAGAGCATCACGCCCATGAGTCCAGTTCGAGAGCCATCTGTGTCCAAGCCTCCTTCCGATTGGCCCAGGATTGCCGCACGCCGTCTGAACGGGATCGTACGGCGAGGTTCTCCAGGCGATTATCCCGCTTGTCGCCGTTGATATGGTATACGTGATCGTCAGGGCTCAGAGGGCCTCTGAACGCCTCCCAGACCACGCGGTGCAAGTAGTACGTCCTGCTTCCACTCAAGGTGGGAAGATTGACCACGAGATAGCCGTTGTCCTTCTCGAAGGTCCGGTAGTAGTATCGCTCATTCCGAGTGCGACAGACACCGTCGACCGATACCTCGACGCGGCTTCCATCGCCCACGGGAGCCCATACGCGGCCGCTCAAATCGCCGTCACGATCACTGAGGGATCGGTGCAGCGCTCGAAGACGTGCTTTCCCTTCTCGAACAGCTGCGTCCCGATAACCGAGATTCCATTCGGATCCCAGATCGTCAAGACGTACCGGTTGATATCAGAGCACCATCCCCAGCTCCAGGTGACGTGGTCCCAGCACAGTCGCCCGGTCGGTCGGCGCACAATGACTGTCTCGTCGATCGCCCCGCTCAGGTACTCGTCAACCGAAAATGTATTCATCCCACTCACTGACTGCTCCAATCGCCTTAGCCGCTTCGTACTTGCGCTTCTCGGGGGTCTTCTCGAAACTTGCCGCCGAGTACCCCATCGACTTGGCAAGGCCTATGCCTCGCGTGTAGATCATGGCATCGTTGAGATTCATGATACGGATGTTCTCAAGAGTGAGGGGGCCATCGGGATCGTCCAGGACAACCCGCTCCCCCTTATCCAGTGGACGGATCCAGGCGTCCGCCATGAGCCTGGCAACACCGACGTGGACCCGCGTTCTCCCATTGCACAGGGTGACATAAGGCGTCCTTCGATTCTGACTGGTAGTACCCCACTTGTACTTGAACCCGTCGGAGATCTTGCGCACCTCGCCGTCAAGACTCACGCAATGGGTGAACCACTCATAGCATTGCCGGTAGTCCTCAGTCATGGTCCACGGCTCGAGCTTGGCTCGCTTTACCTCGTGTGGCGACGTGACGAAGAGATTCGACAGACGGCAGTCCTCGACATCCCCGTTCAAGGATTTGACGAACTTACCACGCGGAAGCTTCTCGCCGTGAAATGTCTCCCACACGATTCGTCGCAGGGGGACGGTGCGCCAGGCTTTACCACCCGCGGGAGTCCTAGCGCCGATGGGATGCAGAGTCACGCAGGGCTCAGCGGTTGTGCCCCGATTGCGAATCCGCATCGGGTGGTTCCGAGGCTTCTTGTCCGAGGTCCGTCGGATGTCCCCGAGATCGCTCACCTCGGTGTTCTCGTAGTACGTGGACTCGACCCACTTCTCAGGCATCTGCGGGCTCCGCATGGTAGTGGTAGACCGTACGGTCGAGCTCATAGCGCTTGTTGACCAGGCGAGGGCTGCGCAGACGGTGCTTGCGGAGCATGATGTCCAGGAGCTTCTGAACGCTGTGCTCGCGCTCCTGCCAGTGCCGAGTCTCGGTATGCAAGTTACCGTTGTGATCAGTGTGAGTCAAGTGAAATACGATGGTCCTCATCAGTGTGCTTCTTTCGTGCGGTCGTGCTTCCAGACGGCTGTGATCTCGTCCTCGGTCTCTGTGATGGTCCATCGCTTATCACTGTAGTGCACCACGTCTTCTATGATGTCCCCTTCGAGGAACATGTTCGGGTATGTCACCGGGATGCACCACTCTCCGTTCAAGACCGTAACAGGTCCAGTGATCTCGTCCACAATGTCGGGTGCATTCTTGACGCGGGTGCGGAGAATCATGAGACCTTCCAATCAAGATTGCTGAGAAGTGCCTGGAGCTCCTCCTGGGCAGTGATCAGTGCCGGGGTAACGGGGAGCGACTTCAGCTCCTCGAGATATGCGTGGGCGGTGCGATAGTCGTTACGCAGGAAAGTCTGGTCCTCGTTCCAGGGATCGACGTACAACCTCCAGAAACGGGCGGTGATGCGAGTCCACTCGACGATAACGCGAATGCGGTCCATCTCAGATCGTCTCCCTCAGGGTCTTCTTCAAAGTGGCTCGAATGGAGCTCCAGACATCCCTGGTCTGGAATACGAGCGCGAGAAGGTCCGAGACATCAGTGTCCTCTACGAGGAGCGGGAGGTTCTGCGTATCCTCTTCAAGGCTGTCAAGGGCCCGAATGTGGTTCTTGCACTCCATGGAGTCTCGAGCCATCTTCGAGATCACGTCGTGAGTGAAATGCGTCGTCTCGAGCGTGGCCGACCAATATGAGCTCATGCGCTGGGCCTGCGTGACCGAATACTGGACCCTCTCGAGAATCTCGTCGTAAGTCATGATGTGTTCCAATCTTTGTAGTAATACAAAAGTGTGTTGTTGTGTGAACCCGGGGGCCCAATGTCTCCAGAGGACCCCCGGGTTCGAGTGCTGTCTCAGATGACGTTGGAGAACAGCGAGTAGAACGCGTCGTCGCTGATGATCACGACGTCACGAGATCCGATGTGCACGGTCCACATACCGTTCCGCTTCTCGGCTTTCACGACCGCCCCAGCTCGAGTCTGATAGTACCCGGCGAGGTTCTTGGTTGATGGGTACCGCATCAGTCCCCTTTCACTCTCTCGATCTCTCGATCAAGATACCACCGAGCCTTCTCCAGATCCTCGACGTACTTGTCCGGATCCTTACGCCCAGCACGGCAGACGTACTTCACGACGTTGCCCGCGCAGAACGAGAGGTGCTCGGTGATGTCGATAACCTCGGCATCGTTGCTCCAACCCTCGGCGTAATGCGACGGATGCGAGACGTTGTTCGAGTTCTTAGTAAGCACAATAGTGTTGCCCTTGAGCTCGTACTCGTACTTCGACTTGTCATATCATCAGCGCCACTCCTCCGGCGGCTCCTCTTCCTCTGGAGCAGGCGGGTTGTAAATCGCATCGAGCTCGTCCGTGGCGATCGTGATATACGCCTTGTCGAGATATGCTGTGCAGAACTCAATTCCCGCTCGAGTCCTGCCGTGGTAGGGACGAATGCTCAAGTCGGCTTGCTCGATGTCGGCGAAGTCCAGCTGACTAACAGTGTCTTCGGTCAAAGGGGTCTTTGCGCCGGCAGCGATCAGAGTGACCTTAGGCGGACGGTACCCGTAACGAACCTTGACCTGGACGAAGGGCGTGGGCTCCTCTTCCTCGTCACGAGGTTTGAGCGTCTTGACGTTGAAGCCCTCCTCACGGAACGCTCGCTCCTTGTCCGGGGGAAGAATGACGCAGAACGTCCTGTCCGTGTTGCCGAACTTGTTCGGAGCCCCCGAGAAGTTTCGGAACAGAAGGCGTGCGTTGCGAAGAATGTAGTTAGCCATGGTGTGTTCTCCTGTCAGTAGTTCTTGAGCCAATCGGTAATGCGAGAGATCTCTCTTCGCATTACCCTTAGTAGTGTGTCCTCGTAGTCGCTGTAGACCTCTGGAACCTCCTCTTCAAGGGTGGACAAAAGGCCGAGATGCGTCTCCTTCGTCTTGAATAGAATCCCGAGAACGTGATCCTGCAGAATCGCCGCCTCCTCAGCATCCAGACGTCGTGTGAAAGTCTCCATGCGCCCCTCTCTTCAAAGAATGATAATCCATACCCGTTGTTCACGGATACGGATTCGGAGTCACTTCTCCTGATCGGCCTCGTTGTCCTTCGCGTCGTACGCGGCCTGGCAGATGCCTGTGACGGCACCCGCGACAACCGCGGCGACGGCAATCTTCACGAGCTTCTTGTTCATGGTCTTTCCTTTCGCTAGTGGGGGCTCCATCATAAGCCTTGTCGAGCTCGCGATGAAGACCCCACTAGCGAATATCAGACGGCTCGGAAGATCTCCTCGTCGCCGTACTTCCGGATCTGATCCAAGGCATCCTCGGACAACTTGTCATAATATCGCTGGTCGATTCGCGCCTCGGTCAGAAGAGCGTCCCCTGATTCCATCCATAGGTAGCCCTTGGTTCCTGCGACTGCTCCGTAGGATATGACGTCCTGCCCGTCCGCGTCCTTTCGGCGCGTTTCGCGTAGAAGTCTTCCGCCTCCGTCAACGACTGGAACGAACGTTCCCACACGACCGATGAACTTGAGATCCTCCGGCACGACGTCATCACTATCGGGTGCGAGATACATCCGGCTTGTGACGGACTTGGCCTGGATATAGTCGTTGAACTCAATGGGCTCTCTGGTGAACAGCTTCTTGTAGACATAGGGCTCCTGGAACTGCTTGCCGGTTGCGTGCCATCCGAATTCGTCGTGGGCGATATAGACCGCATCGTTCACAAGACACATGCGATCGTACGTGGCCTCGTGTTCGAAGTCGTATCCATACTTCTTGCCGAAGTCCATGACGAACTGGATGTCTTCGGGAGTTGCGTTAGGAATCTTGATCGAGTCGGTTTTGATGTGCGCGACCGTCAATCCTCGCTCCTGCACAGCCTCTTTCAGATCAACCATGAATAGGGCCCCGCGTTTCGCGACGATGTTGTCGACGTTACGGGGGTCCCGAAAGGGATTGTCGAACTTGGCAGCCGTGAGTCCGTAGACACTGTTGATGGCGATCTTGAGGGCATATGCGAGGGCTGATAGCTCTTCTTTCGATCCCAGGTACGGACCAAGAGCACCCCCAAGAAGACTAGCAGCGGATGCCTTATCGCCATGTTTGACGGCGATCCTAGCCGTCTTGATCTCCGAAAAGCGCGACGTGTACTCGCCGAACAGATTGAGTTGCTCAATGGACGTAGGATGCAGTGATGCAACATCCAGAAGAGCAACATCGCGATGAATACCAGGCTCAGCATAGACGTAACCTCCTTCGCCGACTTCCACGCCCTTGTACGTGGACTTGCCGTATTCGTACTTGTATCCCGGGAACATCTCGCTCAAGTCCGTGTAGACCAGCTGCGGATGCTTCTCCTTGCCGAAAATGATCCGGGTTGTAAGGGCATTAGTCGAGTGATTCGGCGTAAGCCCGGCCACCTTGGCGAGAACCTGACGTGCGACCCAATCCTCGTGGAGGTGCTCGAACACCTTCTCCGTTGATATGACGTCATTATCACAGTACTCGCTAACGCGTGCCCAGTGCTCCTCTGGCACCGGTTCGTCCCAGTCGAAACCGAGCTCATCGTGCTTGAGACCGAGCTCGATCTCCCACTTCTTCAGGGACTGCTTCTTCGCCGCGAAGTCGTACACATCCGTGTAGGAGAGATTGTACGCCTCGACGAAGCCGGCATTGACGTGGGACTCGATGATCCTCTTCGAGAGCTTGTAGAGCTCGTAGTTTGAATATCCGATGATCCGTGCGTAGAGGATATGATTGTCGTACCTTCGGTTATTGAAGCCGACAAGACGATTCCGGCATAGCGCCTCGATCTCCTCCGGGTCCGGATTGATCATTCGGACCACCTTCTCGTTTCCCTGGACCTTCCAGTTGAGGAGGAAGAGGTTGGGGAAGACCTCGCAGTCGAAGAAAATGAGATCTCCGTCCGACACAGGCGGGTTCTCGGATTCCTCGTCATTCTCGGACTGGAAGTGCATCTTCGCCACCTGCTCGAGGCAGTATGCTCCGTGGTGGGTACTGGATGCCGCGAACGCCATGACCTGGTTGCGCATGTCCGAAATGTCATACGACAAGTCTGACGAATATGCGTCGTCCAGGATCTTGCGAATGAAATCCACGCTCGGCTTGGTGCCGGGGTGTATCTCCTTGCGAAGGTTGCGCAGAATGAGTTGGCGCAGGGCCTTCTCGCTCTTCATGCGGGTGTCCGAGATCACAGGTTCCTCTTTGAGAGGGAGGTCCCCTTCGGAAAGTCGCGCAAGAGTCGGTCGTCCTCCGCATTTGGTGAGACGCCTGCGGAGTGCGGACTTTCCTCGATAGACTTTGCACTCGATTCCGTCTTCAACGAAATTGCGGAGTCTGTCGGTGTCTCCATCGTAAATGTAATGGAGGTGGATACCTCCTCCGCTTCGTGAGAGCTCAGCGTATGTAGGAGGCCACTGAGCTGCGGCTGCAATATTGCGGTCAAGAGATTTGGATCCCCCTTCAGAGAGATCGAAATCGATGACGACCTCGTTGACCGGTGGACGGACAAAGTGTTCGCTCCTTGTGTCGAGTTCCTTCAGCGTTTTTGTAACGTCGTCCCAGGGCTTTCCGGGATGGCCGTCAGGGGTGGCGTACTGCGCCGGCATGTCCGCATACCTGGAGTCCAGATATGAATCCTGCGCATCCAGTTTCAACCATGTTTCGGGTTTCTCCTGAACGATTCCGTCCTTATCTCGAAGTGAATCATGGTCGAACCCGTAGTACACCGATCGGCGATTCATTCCGCTCCGTTGATCTCGATCTTTGAACGTATCGTAGAAGTCCTTCAACGACTCGCGGAATACATACATCGGCATCTTATACTCGATGTTCGCCATGTCGCAGTACTGCTTGTACAGCGAATACGCCTTTTTCAGAGAGACGCCCTCTGGGTCATCCAGCTCATCCTCCATTTCGAGAACGAAGTTGAACAACGGTTCGGTTCTACTTCGCATAGCAATGGGCTCGTAAGCGTCGTACGCCCACGGACCCAAAGTTCGATACACCTCTAGACAGTGCTCCGCTATATGCGGAATTGTCTCGGATATCCCCTGCATGCAGAGCTCGTACTGGCTTCTGGGTAGACGATACCCCGAAGGACGGACGTCAACCAAACGACGAATAACCCCGGATTTCGCGTCCGTGATCTTCACCGGCGAGTTCGTGCCGACGAAGAGCATCGTATCGAACGCGATCTCGTACAGGCCCTTTCCCTTCTCGTCCATGATCTGCCTCTCGTGAGAGACAATCTGATTGAGACGAGTATTGTCCTCGATCTTGCTCAAGTCGCCGTCATCGTCGATCGCCAACAACGGATTCGACTTGAGAGGTTCGAGAGCGAAACGGTTCTGCGCCTGCCCAAGTGCCTTTGCCTGAAACGTTCCCACGTAGTCCTCGAATAGCATGTTGAGAATACGGAAGAACGTGGATTTGCCGACTCCCCCTCGTCCGTAGAGCACGAAGAATTTCTGAATCTTCTTGCTGTCCCCCGCAAGGATTGATCCAGCGGCCCACTCCAGCTTCTGCCTCTCCGGAGGTTCGAAGAGTGTCCCCATGAGTCTGTCGTAGGCGCTGCAGTCGCCCTCGACAGGATCATAGGATAGCCGCTTAGTCGCGTAGTCTTCCTTGCGTTTAGAGGAAGAGCGGAATAGGATATTGCGGTCCATAGCGCGGGGGTTGTCCGGCATGTTGCGCAGCCAGGACTTGAACAACTTGTACTGCCCGCTGTCCTGGTCCTCAAGCTTCATCACCTTCGGATTTCCGTGCTCCGAGGAATACGACTCGAGCGTCTTGTCGACCAGATGCACGAGATCAAATTCCTCGGTGGACCACAAACCCTTTTCGGGCAAATATACCGCGTAGAAAGCGCCTCCACGAATGATCAGGTCGTCGGGGCACGTGTTGCGATATGACGGACGGACTTTGAGAACCTTTGTCTTACGGTCCTCGTACTCCGTCACTTTGAAAAAGCTCATGTGCTCTCCTTACAGGGGAGACACCTCGTTTGCGTAGTACTGCATCTGGTACCACAGCTCAGTGTCTCGCATATCCTGAGGCGCCACCCCCTCTCTGAGAAGGAACAGGCCGCCCAGGCCGTCTCTGTCGTATTTGATGTTGATGACGTTGTCAACACAATCGAGAATCTCGTCTTCGTAGCTCTCCGGGTCCGACCAGAACTCGTTGTCGTCGATCCCGTCAAGCACCAGATTCGAGACCATCTCCCAGAACCAGAACGCCGTGTCCTCGTCTCCCGTGATCTGTCCGAGGCGATCGGCAATGGAAATCATCACCTCGAGCATGGACACGTTCGGGAATGGACGCACGGCCGTGTGATCCATGGCCATTTCGGCGATCAGGTCGGCACGAAGCTCCTGAGCGTCCTGAATGCGGTTTCCGTCTATACCGCGGGTGTCCTTGAACTCCACCCCGTCCAGGACGCCCAGAAGCATCCTATAAGACATGTCCGTGATGTCTTCGCGGTCCGCAGCCACAAGATCGTAGAGGACGTCAAAATACCATCCGTCCTGTAGTTCTTTTTCAAGATCCTCTAGAGTTCTCATTCGTCAATAGTCCTAAGAACGTCCTGCTCGTATGAATCCTCGACGATCTCGAGCTTCATCTGCAGGTCCTTGTGGGTGTTGTAGACGTAGAAGGTGGTGAGATAGCCCAAAGTGCTCTGGGCGCCCATCTCTCCGATCCATCCGTTGACATCCTCGATCACGACGTTGTTCGAATCGCAGAGGACGTCGTCAACAGTGTAGTACCGGACCTCCATGCGCTTACTCTCAGGAACAGCCTCGTAAGCCTCCTGGCTTGAGTGCTCCATGTCGACCGGCTCATCGATGATGTCGGGGTTCTTGGCGTAGTCCTCCTCGACGAGCTTGCGAATGCGCTTCGCCTCGTTCATCTGCTGAACCTGGTAGGACATGCGACCGTTTTCGTACTCGAGCCGCTTGCTCTTCTCCTCGAGCTTCTCGACAGCCTTGGCGGACTCGGTTGCGTGCTGCGCATAAACCTCAACGTCCTTGTGCGCCGCCTCGAGGGAGTTCTGAAGCTCATCTTTCTCCTGGGCGGCGTTGCGCCGCGCCAGAGAATATCCCAGGCCGAAGCCCGCGACAGCCCCCAGCGCGACAGCAGCAACGATAGCAACTTTAGCATTCATCGGACAGAAACCTCATCAATCTTATCCCAGATCACGCCATCGACGTTGAAGTCCAGGAAGAAATCAGTAACTTCACGACCCCTGGCGGCGTCGTAGTGGCGGACATTGCAGGACTCGAAGTCCCCGAAGGAGATGTAGCCATCCCCCTCACTGCCCTTGTAGACCCATCCGACGACCGCTCCAGCAGACGTCTTGGGCAGACCCAGAGTAGTGTACGCATCGTTGAGAAGAACGTAACCATCGCACATGAGCTTGTTGTTCAGGTACTTCTCCTGAGCGTTCAGCATCATGATGTCGAAGTCCTCATTCGACTCCCACAGAGAGGCGTTCTCGTCGAACACCACGGCGTACTGCGACATACCGTACTGGTCGAGGACGCTCTCGTCATCGACACGCTCGTTGCCGTCCTCGTCGACCTTCACAGCCTCGGACAGGATCGCCTCTCGACTCTTACTCAAGGCCTCCTGAACTGCTTCGGCGCCGAACGCCTTCTCGATGGCACTCTTGTACTTGCGCAGAGACTCGTCAGCAGCAGCAACCGCCATGGTCAGACCGGCAATGCGCTTGGCCGAGAGACGGTGCGCCGCAACGACACTCACGGTGCCGATAGCACCCGCGATCAACGCAGGACGGTAGTGATTGGTGACCTTGAGAACAAAGCGTCCATAAGTCTTGGCGCGCCTGGTAGCAAGCTCCTGCTGAGCCTCCTTTTCAGACGGTTCGGGAGTCTCTTTGAGCTCGCTGATCTCAAGAAGGTCGTCATACACCTCACCCGTGAGTGTGAAGGACTCCTTGACAGCCAGGGCGGTGCTGGTAGTGAACGCCGCAACCCCCATAGCCGTAAGAATGGCCGGGGCGTGCTTGGATACGACCAGAGAGGCTTTACCGAAGCCCCTGGTCAGAAGTGCCGAACTCATTTGATAAAGTTCCTTTCGCGATAGGAGTGATATAAGTATACGATTCTGGAATCGGGGAGGGCGTTAACGGTCTTAACCCAGTCCGTTCGATCCGGGTTGATTCCGATCAGCGCCTCTCGCATTCGTGATAGACGCATAATACCGTACCCTCGGTGACATATAATGTAGGAACGCCAGCGTTTGAAATGCCAGCGCTCGCTCCGCCCCAGCGATCTTGAGGACCGCCAGGGCGGAGACGGTTGCTGTGAGGACATCGTCCACCACCGAGTCAGTCGGGGAAGTCATCATAGCATGCCCAGACGATCCCCACAAGAACGACGAAGATGATAATCGCGGCACTCATCTGAGAGTCCATTCCATGAGAGCGACGAACAGAACGAGCGATACGATGCAGAATGCGCTGAACCCCATTACTTACCTCCTGCACCAGCGAGAGCCACAGCTGACAGAACCCCCAGGAGGATCAGGAATAGAACCCACCCGTTCATAAGGGCCCCGACGATGATCGCTCCATATGCGCAGGCGATCAAAAACCAGAACAGGACAAAGAGCCAATCAACATTTTTCATGTTCGAGATCCTCCACTAGTGCGGACAGAAGAGACGCGATTACTGCGACCGTGATGATGATCTTGGCGATGATTCCGGGGCAGATCCACATCACCCATAGCGCCGAGAGAACGACTACGGCGACGATGGCCCACGAGACGGCTTTAGCGGCTTCTTTTCTCACAACGACTCCGGACGAGGAAGGTTAATAACGTATCCTTCGGCGACTCGCATGATGCTAGCGCCTCGAAGATCACGCCAGCCCCAACGGTCGTCCGTGTACTCCTTGCTGACACCGACGTAATCGTAGAAGTCGGAGACGGCCGCGAAGTCGTACTCCTCGATCGTCCGATCAAGGTTATTCAGGACCTCCTCCGCCTCGGTGCGGGACTGGATGACGATCCTTGAGAAATCATACTGTCCTACGGGCTTAACGAAACCCCGGTTCCTGGACGAGGCATCACCGCGATCCCGATAGACTCGAGAATATGACGTGTGATCCGTCCTGGCAGTGCTCAGGGGCGTTCTGTTCTCTCCGAAGAGGAGACGGTTGACCCCCGTTGTCACCATGTCCGAGATCGTGTTCTTGACAGCCGGAACAACCACGTCCCAGACGAGGAAGTCGCCTACGCTCTTCACGTCATCACCGAGAAATGCGTCCCTCGCCTTCTGCTGGATTGTGCGATCCTTGACGATGGCCGGTTTGGACGTAACTCGCTCGACGGGCTTGCGGTTGCTGTTCGCAGGGAGGGCTCCGCGAATCGGAACGCTGCTGGACATGTATGTGTTCCTTTCAGTTTTATAGTCAGTTGGCGGCGAAGAGCTCGGGGTGCTCGGCCTTTGCCTGGTCGATCAGTGTCTTCGGGAAGATGCCGTTGAAGAACGCAATCGCCTTCTCCTCCTTCTGGACAAGACCGAGAAGGCACTCGTCATAGAAGATGGAGGACTGGAACTCGTGCAAGATCTCCTCCGACTTCTCGAAGTGGAGACCGTCTGCGGATTTGCGCCCGTAGCTGGAATCCATCAGAAGCTTGAAGAAATCGTACAGCGTCCACGTATCCTCGTCGGTGACGTACTCGCGCTTCTTGTTCGCAAGCGTAGCGATCGTGTCCTCGATTCCTCGAGGCAGCTTTCGCTGAAGGGCGAGAACGTCCGTCTTGTTGAGGTGGAACCAGAGCGTCTGGGTGTGCGAGTTTCCGTCGAAGTCCTCGGCCGTCACGGTCTGCTTGATCATTGAATGCTCCTTGGTGAAATGATAACCCATGAGCCCGTGTTAGGGGCCCATGGGGTCGAGTGTCTTTCTGGTGGATTCGTCAGTCTTCGTTCTCGTCCGCCGAGTCGATCTCAGGAACGTCAGCGCCCTCGGTCAGATCGGCCACGTCGGCGTCCTGCTTCGAAGCGTTCTTCACGACCTTGCGGATCACCACAGCCAGCGCGATGCCGGTGACTGCGGGAGCAGCAATGCGTGCGAACTTCTTCGCCGCGGGAACAGCCTGCGTCCAGTCGATCGTGATGAAGGGAGCGTCTTCGCTCTCGTTCTCAACAACGGTGGTAGAGGTGTTCTCAGACATGAGCATTCCTTTCGTATAGATGGGTTCTCGTTATAGGGCATGTTAGGATTGCGAATGGAGAAACCCAGAGCCCGTGTTAGGGACTCTGAGCTCTTGGTTCAGGACTGATTCATGGATCGAATCGTCTCGACCGTCTCCTCGACCTGTTCTCTGATCGACTTGCCCGTGGCAGAGCCGACTGCGGCTGAAATCGCGTGAACTCCCACGTGGCGCATCACCGTAACAGCGGTGCCAGCGGGAGGACACAACGACATCAGAATCGCGTCGGCTGCAGCACTAGCAGTGACATCAGCGACAAATCCAGCAACGGATGAGATTCTACTTGTCATGGTGGTTCCTTTCTCTCGTTATAGTCCGTGTTCATCACGCGAACCGGAACCAGGCCTCTGAGGGCTCAAGAAGGAAGTCCGTGACAACGCAGGGCTTGCCGTCATCCGTGATCGTGGATCCGAAACGAATGTCGATCGAATTCGGCTCGTTCCAGCCCAGCTGCTGGCCGAGATCAGTAGGCTCAAGACCAACGGCCGCGTAGAAGTCGTTCAGAGACACCAGATCGCCCTTGAGAAGCTGGTAGTTCAGGTTGTTCTGGATCTGCCGAACCGTCTCGATCGTAGAGTGAAAATAGCGGCCACTGTGCCCGTCGTAGAACAGGACGTCCCCCGATCCCACGACCGTTGTGGTAGCCGGAGTCTTCACTCGCTCAGCAGCCTGAGTAGCAAGCTCACGTTCCCGCTCGTCGCCAATCTCCTGTCGTGTCGTGGCACGGTAGCGGTCGTACGATTCCTTCGTGAATGCGTATGCTGCGGCTGCTGCGGCTTGACGACGATTCCCGATCGCAAAGGCACCCACGAT